CGTCGCACCTATGGCCGCATCGATCTTGCGGTGGCCGCGCTGATGGCGGTCGGCGGCATGAAGGTCACTGCCGAGCCGGCGGTCGACGTGCAGGCGCTGATCGCCTGAACCTCATCGGACAATCCGCCATGACGCTCGCCGCCAATCTGCAGGCGCTTTTGCGCGACGCCGTTCCGCTGCCGCCGGATGCGCGGTTTCAAACCCGCGCGGCCGAGTCGGCGGCCGGTAACGATCCGCTCGAATTCGTGATGAGCGATGACACGATCGACCGCATGGGCGACGTGATCGACCAGGCGGGATGGCAGCTCGCGCATTTCCGCCGCTCGCCGGTGGCGCTGTTCAATCATGATCGCAACCAGGTGATCGGCCGGTGGCGCGATGTCGCCGTGCGCGGTGGTCGCCTGACGGGTTTCCTCGAGCTCGCCGACGAGGGCACCTCGTCGCTCGTCGACTCGATCCGCAAGCTCGTCGCCCAAAAAATCCTGCGCGCGGTGTCGGTCGGTTTCCGCGCGCTCGGCAAGGAAAAGCTTACCGAAAAATCCGACGAGTATTTCGGCCCGTTCCGTTTCACCAAGGCCGAGCTGCTCGAATGTTCCCTGGTGTCGGTGCCGGCCAATCCGCACGCGCTTGCCGTCGCCAAGGGGATGCCGCCTGAAATCTGCTCGATCGTGTTCGGCGAGCACGCCGCACCGCACGCATCGCGCTCATCGGCAAGCATGCCGAAACCTCTCGTGCAGAAGAGCACGACAATGCAGCTTCAAACCGGAACTCTGGCGCAAAAGATCAATGTTGCGCATACGACTCTGACGGCCTTGCGGGATCGGCTCGCCGAAATCGCCGGCAAGGACAATCCAACGCATGAGGAGGAGCAGCAAGGCGACGAGCTGCCCGGCGAAATCGAGAAGGCCGAGGCGCACCTCGAGCGCCTCGAGCGGCAGGAACGCGCGCTCGCGGGCCGAACCATCGGCGGTGCACCAACCCGCACTGAGCCGGCGCAGCCCGAGGTGAAGCAGGGCGAGATCATCGTGCCCGAGCGGCGCGGTGCGATCGCCTTTGCGGCGCCGAAACAGAAGATCGAGCCGGCGGATTACATGTTCCGCGCGCTCGCCTGCTGGCACGGATCGCAGGCGTTGCGCGAGCCACTCGACAAAGTGTTGCAGGATAAATACCGGAATGACGAATTCACCGGCGCTGTCCTGCGCGCCGCCGTCAATCCGGCGCAAACATCGGTCGCGACGTGGGCGGCCGAGCTCACGTCAACCGTGAATGTCGGATTCCTTGATCGGCTGATTCCGAATTTCATCTACCCGGCGCTCGCCGCAGCGGGCGCCCGGTACACGTTCGGAAACAACATGACGCTGCGGATTCCGACACGCACAACAACGAATACCGTTAACGGCTCGTGGGTCGGTGAAGGGTCGCCCAAGCCGGTGCGGCGCGCATCGTTCGCCCTGGTGACGCTGACGCCGTTCAAGCTCGCGGTAATCAGCACGTTCACCGAAGAGATGGCGCTCTATTCGGTGCCGGCAATCGAAGGGATCATCCGGCAAGCCATGTCGGACGACACCGGCATCGCGCTTGACGGGTATCTGATCGATGCCACAGCGGCGAGCGCGACGCGGCCGGCCGGTCTGCTCAACGGCGTCTCGGCGATCACCGCCTCGGCGGCGGCAACGCGCGCCGAGCGGATCGTCGCCGATCTGTCGGCACTGGTGACCGCGATCATTGCGGCCGGCGGTGGCCGGTCGATCGTGTTCCTGATGAATCCGGCGCAAGTGATGTCGCTCGGCATCTCGCAAACGACGACGGGCGATTTCCTGTTCGGCGATTCGGCGGCCGCGGCGAGCAAATTCGGCGGCCGGATCATCTCGTCGCTCACCGTGCCCGAGGGCCGCGTGATCGCGATCGACGCCGCCGACTTTGCGACGGCAACCGGCGATGCGCCGCGGTTTGCCGTCTCGACCGAGGCGACGCTGCATGAGGAAGATACGACGCCGCTCGCCATCGGCACCGCCGGCACGCCGAACGTCGTCGCGGCGCCGGTGCGGTCGCTGTTCCAGACCGACGCCGTTGCCATCCGCATGGTGCTCTACATCACGTGGGCGATGCGGCGCACCGGCATGGTGCAAACGATCGCCAATGTCGACTGGTGACGCATGAAAGCGGGGCACGTTTGCAGCGTGCCCCGTTCTCCTTGGGAAAGGATGCCCCCATGAGCGAAATCAAGCGAGTGGACGTGATCCTCGGCCCGTATCGCGGCCGCATGCTCGATCTGCCGGCGGCCGATGCCGACCAGGCGGTCAATGATCATTGGGCGCGCGCTCCGGCGGTGCTGCCGGCGGACGAGCCGCATGTGCCGTTGACCGAGGAGGAGCGCGCGAATGCCTACCAAGCGGCGACGGCCTACGCACAAGGGCTTTGGTACGGCCAGCCCGCCGCACCGCCCGAAACGGAAACCGGCAGCGACGCCGAATCCGGCAGCGACGCCGAATCCGGCAGCGGCGGCTACATCGCACCACGCCGAGGGCGCCGCCGATAAGGCGCTCACTGCGGCAACCGACAGGCCGGGTTATCTCACGCGCGACATGCGCTCGAAATGAACCTGCTGCAGCGCATCGCCGGCGTATTTCGCACCAAGGCGAATCCCGCCGGCGAGGGCAATTGGCATTCGGGCCCGTATCGCGTGAGCGGCGGGATTCTGCCGTGGTCCTCGGTGCCGTGGAATTTTTGGCAATGCGATCTCGATCCGGTCGGCTATCCGGCGAGCTCGATCGTCGAGGCATGTGTCTGGGCCTATATCCGCGCCATCGCGCAATTGCCGGGCTCTCACAAGCGCGAGATCGCCGACGGCGGCACCGAGACGATCACCACCTCGGCGCTCTCGCGCCTGTTGCGCACGCCGAACGGCTACCAGACGCCGAGCGATTTCCTCGTGCATCTGATCCGGTCGCTGCTCTACACCGGCAACAGCTATTGGATCGCGCAGCGCAACGAGCGCCGCGAGGTCGTGGCGCTGCATTGGACCGATCCGCGCGCCTGCCGGGTGCGCGAGGTGCCGATCGTCGATCAGTCGTTCGCCGAGGTGTTCTATGAAATCGGCGACAATCCCCTCGTCGCCTTCGATCCGTTCCGCGCCGGCACGATCGTGATCCCGGCGCGCGAGGTGTTTCACGTGAAATTGGCGACGCCGCGCCATCCGCTGATCGGCGAAACCTGGCTCGCCGCGCTCGCCGCCGAGCTCGCGCAGCGCGGTGCGATCACGCGCGCGCAAACGACCTATGCCGCCAACACGCGCCCGAGCGGCCTGCTCACCACGGATTTGGTGCTCACCGCGGCGCAGGTCGACGAGCTGCGCGCGCGATGGCAAACGCAATCGGCCCAAATGGCCGAGGGCGGCGTGCCGATCCTCACCGCCGGGCTCAAGTTTCAGCCGGTCACCATGTCGGCCGAGGACTCGCAAACGATCGAGCAGCTCAAGCTCACCAATGCCGCGGTCGCCGCGGTGTTCGGTGTGCCGGCGATCCTGCTCGGCATCGGCGACACGGCGACGCAAAAATCCGCCGAGGCGGTCATGGCCGAATGGCTTGCCGCCGGCCTTGGCTGGCTGATCAATCACGTCGAGGTGGCGTTCGACGCTTTCATTGGGCTGAACGCCGTGCCGGCCGGCCGCGAGTGGACGGAATTCGACACGCGCGCGCTGTTGCGCTCGCTCTACAAGGAGCGGATCGAGGGCCTCGTGCGCGGCGTGCAGGGCGGCATCTACTCGCCGAACGAGGCGCGCGCGCTCGAGGGTTACGGCGCGGTGAAAGCCGGCGCCGAACCGCGCGTGCAGCAACAGGTGGTGCCGTTGTCGTTCGCGCTCGAACCGCCGAAACCGCCGACGCCGCCCGCACTGCCGCCCGGCGAGGAAAATCCCGACGCCGAGGACGACGACGAGGCCGAGGACGACGCCGAGCTCGACGAGGACGCCGCCGACGAGGCGCGCGTGCTCACCACCTATCGACTCCGCAAGCACATGGACTCGATCAATGCGGAACGACGCGCCGCGTAACGATCCGGTATTGCTGGCCTCGCTCGCCGAGCTGCTCTTGAACGGCGAGCGCGTCGTCGCGCAGCGCCTCGACGATTACGGCAACGTGATCGAGGCGCGCTTTGCCGCGATCGAAACCCGGATTGCCGATCGCCTCGCCGGCTTGCATGACGGTGCCCCCGGCGAGCGCGGTGCGCCGGGCGAGCCCGGCTTACCCGGTGAGCGCGGGCCGCCCGGCGATGCCGGCGCGCCAGGGCCTGCCGGGCCGCCTGGTCGCGACGGCCGCGATGGCTTGCCCGGCATTCCCGGCCCGATAGGACCGGCTGGCGAGCTCGGCGAAGCCGGGCGGCAGGGCGTGCCCGGCGAGCGGGGCGCGGCCGGCCCGCCTGGCGCAGCGTGGCGCCACCGGCGCGCCTACGATCCCGCGGCGGCATACCTCACCGGCGATGTCGTCGCGCATGACGGTGGCTCATCGGTCGCGCTCGTCGACAATCCCGGCGCGCTGCCGGGCGACGGATGGGCGCAGCTCACGCAACGTGGCCGCGCCGGGCCGCCTGGCCTCAAGGGCGAGCGCGGCGAGCGCGGGGCACCAGGGCCCGCCGGGCCGCCTGGCGAGGCGGCGGCGCACCTCGTCGCCGTGCGGATCGACGGGTGGTCGCT